AAACAGGGAGCATCTCTAATTTGAATGAGGCAGAGAAAAGTATTGACCTTACAATTATTTAATCCGATTATACTATTACATGAATAAAAAAACTGATGTAAAAACTGCTCTACTGGATGTAGAAATAATACTGTACAAGCATGCTGCTAAAGCAGATGCTGAAGGAACAAGTTTACGAACATTAAAATCTATGTGCATACAAGCCATTGATCAATGTGTGATCGGATGCAAGGCTTCTGCTTTCTATCTCATAGTATCGGGTCGTGATAACTTTCGTAAGACACTCTATCCCAATTATAAAGGTAATCGTGGAGACAAGCCGCCACTATACAAGCCTCTAAGTAATGCCATAGAAGAACTGTATTCAAACAGGTGGTATCAGCACGACCAGTTAGAGGCTGATGATTTACTGGGTATAATGGCTACCAATGATAAGATTAATAATCCTATTATATGTAGCATAGATAAAGATATGTTGTCTGTTCCTGGGTGGCACTATAACTGGGACAAGGATGATTGGCCTTCCTATGTGAGCCAAGAAGAAGCTGATTATAATTGGCTAGTGCAACTACTGATGGGAGACAGTACCGATTGCATCGAGGGTATGAAGGGTGTTGGCAAGGTAAAAGCAGAGAAACTAATTAAGAAGTATGCAGACCCTACATTAAGTGTTCCGGAGCAAGCTAAGAATATTTATAAAAAAGAGAATTATTCCCTTGACCAGTATTATAACTGTCTAAATACTGTGACTATCTGGAGGAAACCTTTACCAGAGGAACTACTAGAAAACGAACTAATCACAGAGATAGTTAAAACCATACCAACACTAGAATAATGGACATAAAACAAGACAACATCGAACGCATACAAACACAGATAGATATGATAAGACAGGAGTCACGCACTCTATCCTATCGTATAGAAAGAATGATGGAACAACGTAAGGCTCTTAGCGAGGAGAAGAACAGACTCAAAGATAGACTTGAAGCTGTTAATGCAATACCTACTAAAGAACTTATTGAAGGAACTAATGAAGCTCTCTCTAGCCTAACAATCAAAACATAATAATATGCACGACCCAAACAAGTCTTATGGCATATGGAAAGCTATGGTTCATGGCAATGGCACATGGAGAGCTATGGTTTATAGGAGCAAGTTTGAAAGGTGGGACGATAATTTCGTTGACATCAAGGACATGAAGCCCAAAGAACTATTTGAATATTACCTATCCACTAAAGAAATGATAACCACACCAACCAAATAATAATATGACAATAGAAGTTCACACCGCAGAGATAGATCCGCACACAGAAGTTTTTGCATTAGACGTAGACGATGTATCATTACAACGCCTACAGTATGGAGAGGTCGGAAGCCCTTATCCCTATGTTAAGGTGGCCGATGTTGCTAAAGCCTTACAACCCAAAGCTCCACGCAATGATAGCGACCTGTTAGATTTGATAGATAATCAAGGCTATACCTATTGCTTCTTTGCCTCCGAAGGAGAGGTTACTAGGAGCAAGCACAGATGTGTAGCCATCTATTCCCCTACTGGTCAGCAACTTACAGGAGTTGCAGAAGGATTTGAGAATGTAAGGGACGCACTAGGTTATGTCTTAGACATGGAGGAAACTAAATAGTATGAAGCTATTTATGAATGGATTCGATGAGTGCATCGCAGGCGTTGTACAAAGATTTGGTCAACCCACTCTCGTATGCTACGACAAGGAGAAAGTCTTGGAGCAGTTGATGGATGACGGAATGACCGAAGAGGAAGCTATAGAGTATTTTGATTTTAATCAGATAGGAGCATGGATGGGGGACAACACTCCCTGTTTCATCTCTCCTTTCGACAAAGAAGAAATAGATTGGGAGTAGAAAAACCATACAACTCTGGTCAGTGGACTAAGGCTCGTTACAGGAGCTTTATTATGTCGGCTTTGCGTCGCGCCCAATGGCCAGTCAAGTATGAATCTATTCGCTCTGCCTTTGTGCGTGATGGTGTGAACCCCGCAAGCGGACGCAAGTGTAAGCTGCACAAGTGTTTCGTTTGCGGGGAACTATTCCCTGCCAAAGATATGAGAGCAGATCACATTGATCCCATCGTACCTGTCACCGGCTTTGATAACTGGGACGCACTTATTAACAGACTGTTCTGCGAGATAGACGGGTTCCAGGCTATATGTGTTGACTGCCACGCAGTTAAGACCAAGGCCGAAAATGCAGAGCGTAAAAAAAATAAAGAAAATGCTTGATTATTTATTCATATTCCTTGAAGATCAACTCACACATATAACCAATAACATTATGTCAAGAACAAAACCAAGATCATCGGGGTCATCGAACCCTGCCACCAAGTTCCTTCAATGGAACACACAAGCTTCCGCATGGGAGTTTTACGATAAAGAAGCCCAAGAGTCCAAGACTCTACCACAAGACACAGGTTTCATTATCCTCGACCAACTCAATACCGCCAAGGGTTGGGATGACAGAAAGAACAGCGCAATCTGGTCTAACGAAGTGTATACTGTCGGAGATAAACTTACTCTCCGCAACAAGGACGGCATCGTTGCCACCGGCACTTGGTCTGAAGTAAAGAGTGTGCATGGTGTTAAGTTCACCAAGTCTGTCTACGCTATGGCCAAGGTTGGCGAAGGCTACGAGTTAGTTAACTTCCAACTCAAGGGCTGTGCTCTTACTGCTTGGATTGAGTTCCAAGACAAAGCAGGTGGTTCTAATAAGTTAGAAGGTGATTTGGTTGTAGCAGTTACTGAAGCGGTTGAAGATCGCAAGGGTGCTGTAAGTTATAACAGACCAGTCTTTAGTGTTGTATCCAATACGCTATCCGATGAAGCTGCTCTCCAAGCAGACAGAATGGATGGTACACTCCAAGAGTACCTATCCTCCTATCTCAAGTCAGAGAAGCCCACAGAGGAAGAGAAAGAGAGTGAGCCAGAAATTGTTTACTCTGAGCCTGCCATTGTAGCCGACCCCTTCTAGGCATACCCCTCAGCCCTTCCCCTTCGGGGGCGGGGCTTTTTGCCATTATAATATAATATGTTTCCACAAGACGCAGAAGAACGAAAGACCTATCCAGTAGCAACCTTTATCAAGGACTACTTTCCTAACGCTATAGCACAGCTAGCTCACCACAGCTACAAGGCTCAACAACAGCATGGCACTCCATCAAATGGTAAGCCTATGCAATGGCACAAAGAGAAGTCTGTTGGGGACGAGAACCAACTCATGAGACACTTCATGGAGGGTGATCTACACAGCACAGCCTGGAGAGCATTAGAACTACTTGAAAGAGATATAACCAAATCAGAGACATGAAAGAATTAGATTACATAGATCACTTCCGCATCATAATGAAACCCCGCAGGGATTTCTTGACACAGATAATAAAGGCACTGGAACCAATGAATGGACTGACCAGTAGAGAAGAGGAGCAGGAAACAATTATACAGAGTGCTGAGAAGATTCTCAAAGAAATACACGACGTGTACACACAAGAGCAACACTTGTTGAAGGCTAATTTTTATTCTGAAGCTAGACAAACTATCGGCAGAGGCATACTCTCCGGACTAATCAAACAGTAATGGATCAACCTCATAGCCTAGAAGCAGAGGAGTCCTTACTCGCTTGCTGCCTGTTAGACAATGCTTCCTACGATAGCATTACTACCGTCGTCAATGCAGACGATTTTTACAGAAACGCTAACAAGATAATATTTAAGGCCATCTCCAAGTTATGCTCTGCGGGTGAGGAGTTCTCTGAGCTAGACCTAGACGAGCTACTCAAGCGTGAGGGTACAGACAAAGAGGTAGGTGGACTGGGTGCTATAATGCACATACAAAGACAGGCTAGTAGTTCCTTGCAGATAGCAAACTACGCCAAGATTATAAAAGAGAAGTCTAAACTACGTCAGATTATACGCACTTCTCGCATAGCCATTGAGTCAGCAAGAGAGAACCAGGACGCTGATGTAATCATTGCCGACATAGAGAGATCTGTTACTGCTACCCTAGACAACGGCTCTGACAATGACCCATCGATACGAGCAGCGGCTGAGTCCCTACGAGAGGACTTCAAAAAGATGGCTGAGGGTACATACGAAACCTTCGCCCTACCTACAAGAATCAAACAACTAGACGAGAAGCTTAGTTCGGGTGGCGTAGCAAGCGGAGAGGTTATGGTTGTAGCCGCTCCTACCTCCTGTGGTAAGACCTGTATAGCTTTGAACGTAGCCTTGCAGAATGGGGTAACTCACAGCAAGCCTGGTCTATACTTCTCCTTCGAGATGCAAGCCAAGAGTCTGGCAAAGCGTATGATACAGACCTGCTCTGCCGTCAACCTCAACCAGTTCCAAGAAGGTGTGCTGACCCCAGACAAACAGAAGCGTGTATGGGACGCTACCGACAGGGTAGAGAAAGCCCCTATCTTTACAGAGCACTATGTACGCAACGTAGATGAACTACGCTCACGCGCTCGTATGTACAAGCGTAAGCACAAGATTGAATGGATTGTTATAGACTACCTACAGCTCGTTCCTTGGAACACTAAGCTCAAGAAGCACGATGGTATAGCAGAGGTTAGCCACCAGATAAAACTTATGGCTATGGAACTTGATCTACCTGTTATTCTTTTAGCACAGGTGAACAGAGAGGGAGCCAAGCGTGAGACAGGCATTACCTTGTACGACTTGAAGGACTCCGGTGACATTGAGAACGACGCAGACATTATCCTCTTGCTATGGCCAGACGGCACAGATACAAAGGAAGCAACAGTCTACGATGATCCAGTTAACGGCACACACATATCTATCAAATACAATGTAGCAAAGCAACGTGAAGGGGAGCGTGACCAGTACGGCAAGTTCGTCTTCCAAAACCACATAGGCAGGTTCAGTTAATCACCAACTAACATAAATATGACACAGCAAAACCTAACACAGAAGCAAGCATACAACCTCTACTTAGAAGGTTTTTCATACCAACAAATAGCTGATGACTACGGAACAAGCCCAGAGGCTGTGCGCTCCAAGATAAGACGATACAAGGCTACCATACCTGCGGCACAGGGCAACGAGCGTGTCCTAGTTATAGCTGATACCCACTGCCCTGCTATGCACGAAGGGTACATAGAGTTCCTAATATCTATCTTCCACAAGCACAAGTGTACACGAGTTGTTCACATTGGTGACCTAGTGGACTGGAACGCTATCAGCTTCCACGAGAAAGACCCCACGATGCCTAGCGCAGCAGACGAGTTTGTAGCGGCTTCTAAGCAGGTTAGA